ACCTGAACCGGTTGGGAGTGAGTAACCTTGGTTTAATGCACGAAGTGAATTTTCAGCATTTGGACCTGAGAGGCTGACACCACCGGTTAATTGTGAACCAACAACGCCACCACCGAATAGTGAAGTGTCTTGTAGATTTGCACCACGGGTGCGTTCAAATGTAAAGTCAAGGAAGAATATTAGACCGCTTGGGAGACTCATTGGCTGAACGCTGACGAGTTCGTTAGCAATTAAGCTACCGAAAACACGGCGAACGATTGGGAATGCAACCGCAGCGAAACCTTCTACATCACCTCCTGACATTGTGTTCGCTTCACGTAGTAATTCTTGTGCTTGATTTTCTAATAGACGGGCCATTGAAGCCTTTGCGCGATCATCGCCAATACCTTCTAATAGACCTGTATCTGACCATTTTGACATTAAAGCGCCGCCTTCTTTTTCAAGGTCGCGTTTAACAACACCTTCTGTTAATTTTTTGATAACTGACATTTTATAACTCCTTAGAATATATTTGGTATCATTTAATACCGGCTAATTTTAACCAACGATCTTTATTTGGATCAGCTGGTTGCTCTGCTTGTTTGTGAGGCAAACGGAATGAACTCTTTTTACTAATTGCTTCATTCAGTGATTTTGGTGAACGTTCTTTTTCAGCTGTGCCACCCACTGAATTGATTAGTGTTTCATATACCGCTTTTGCTTCACTTACAGAATCAGCCTTGGAAACAGCTTCGACAATATGTGTTTTTTGTCGCTCATTCAAGGAGGCGCTTTTCAAGACCTGATTTGAATAGAAGAGTCTTGCATTTAATAGATTAACTTCATCAAGTTTTTTAAATGCTTCTGACATTTCTTCTATAATGGAAGTGAATTTTTTGTTCTCTTCCAAGAGTTTTTGAATTTGTGAATCTTTCTTTTCAACCAGTTTAACTGTATTCTGGTGTTCTTTTAACAATTGGGCAGATGTGCTCATCAATTGTTTTACAGTTGATTCATTTGTTTTCTTTTTTAATGCTTTAAAGTCATCACCTGTTATTTTGTCGTGAGGTGGTGCAGCTTTAGCAATTTTTTGTTGTTTTGGAGAAAGTTTCTTTTTTGCTTCTTCTAAATCTTCCTCATCTTCTTCATCTTCATCCTCTTCTTCATCTTGCTCTTCGTCTTCATCCTCGTCTTCTTCGTCTTCACTTTCATCTTCATCTTCGGATTCTTCGTCGTCTTCTTCTTCGCCTTCAAAAAGAACTTCGTCTAAATTAACTTCAACATTTTCATCTAATTCAATTGATTCCAAGTCTAATTCTTCCTGTAGTTGTGCAGCGACGCCAGCAGCTGGAGGCTGTTGATCTAATGCACTGCCGAGCATTGGTTGTTGATTAACATCTTGCTCTTCTGCTTCTCTACCAATATTTAATTGTTTTGCTAAGTCAGTTAAATCTAAATTTAATTCAACTTCTGCATCATCGTCTGGACAAGGACATACTTTTTCACCATCTGTAGCAGCGAGTGGAACATCTTTTGCCTTACCTGATACATAACCTTTATTTGATTCATCTGGAGGAGCACCACCAAAATCTGTTCCTGGTGGAATATCTCCTGCAAGAGCATCTGTAGGTGAACCGGCCATTCCAGCTGGATCTTCCTCTTCTTGCTCAAGAAGTTTTTCAACTGCTTCTTTAACTTGTGGAGCAAATTTTTCTAATAATGTTGCTTGCGCACTTTTAAAGGCTGAATCTCGTAGGGCTTGAGCATCTACTATCGCTTGCTCTAATAGTTTTGAACTACTCATTAAAAATACTCCTGAAAATACACTTTTACTCAATTAAATAGTTTTATTTTAATGAACATACCATAAAACTATAATTTCTTAATAAAACATTTAATTAAATTACTTTCCCCATCAGCATTTTCTAATGCTTGGCCTATTACTTTGCCAAATAAATCTCTTTTAAAGCCAAATCTTGTTTTAGTTTGTGCTGCGCAACCGTGACCAATAAAGTCGCTGGTTACAATCCAGTCGCCCTCATTAACTTTACCGGTTACTAAAACATATTCTGCGCCTAATATTATTGGCTGATCTTTTCCTTCTAATGTGGCACCAACAACTCTGTTGTCTTCTTTTGTTGTGCATGGTATAACTTTGCCACTTTCCCAAATAACTATTGTTCCTGTTGGATATTTTCCAATTCCCTCAGTTGTTAAACCTGTTTCAAATACAGCACCAACAGTTGTTTGTTGAGCATAGATGTCAAGCCATCTATTTTCTGGCGCTCCTATTGTTCTTAGGGCATCACCTTGTGGCACAAGTGTTCCTGTTATTTGAACTGAACCACTGAAACTTACGGTTCCATCATTCAATATCTTATGTATATGTGTTGAACCACTTACTACACTTAAGCCTTTTGACATTTTTTACTCACTTCTTCAATAAATATGACTGAATATTTCGTTTTAACCTAATAAGTAGCATTTTATAATAAAAAACCGGCACCCTTTCGGATGCCGGTCTATAGTTTAATTAAAAACTATTTGTTCATTCACCAAAGAATGGACTTGCGAACCACATACCATCTTCACAGAAATACCATTTCTGGCCTTGTGGGAAGGCTGGAACGGCATCGTCAGCAGCATTAAGATAGAACATATGTCCATTGTGTGCTGATTGATCGCCAGTTAAGTATGCAGCTGGGATTGTTTCAGCGGTAAATCTTGGTGCTTGGAATTTACCATTTACTGTTACTTGATCAGCTGAACTATCACCGAGTGTTGCATTTCCATTTACAGTCAAATTACCAGCAACTGTAACATTGTCTGGTAAGCCGATTGTAATGGTTCCACTTAGACCAACTGCCGTTGATTCAGTGCCATTAACGGTTACTTCACCGGCTGTGCCAACAACAAGAACGCCTTCAAGTGTATCAACACGTGCATCAAGTGATTCATCACCAGAAATACGTGATGAAACTTCGCTTGATAGAGCAGTTGCTAATGAAGCATCGGCACTTGAACGTGAAGAAACTTCATTTGAAATAGCAGTTGCTAATGAAGCATCGGCAGTTGAGAGTTCACTTGCCAATGAAGCATCTGCACTTGCACGACTTGATGCTTCACTATCAATTCTTGTTGATAATGATGCGTCTGCAGTTGAGAATGCACTTGCTAATGAAGTTTCAGCTGATTGAGCACGAACAGTTTCTGCTGAAATCTTGCTATCTAAACTTGTATCAGCCGATTGACGATTAACAACTTCTGTGCTATCAGCTGCGGATAGTGCTGCTTCAACGCTTTCAGCACGTGATTGTTCTGTGCTGATTAATGAAGCAAGACTACTTTCAGCAGAAAGAGCACGTGAGGCTTCTGAAGAAATGTTTGCACTTAAACCGGTTGCAAGACTTGAAATTGCACCATCAACACTGCCGTCTGCACTTTGGAATGCACTGACAATTTCTGCCAATGAATCAAGAGCAGCTGGATCGGTGTTTGAAAGAACATTATCAATTCTGGTTGATAATGATGCTTCTGCTGATGAAGCGCGTGAAACTTCACTGCTTAAATCTGCACTTAAAGCATCTTCAACTGATTCAGCACGTTCAATTTCATTTGAAAGAGCAGTTTCTAAACTTGTATCAGCAGATTGACGACCAGCAACTTCTGTGCTAAGATCGGCAGAAAGTTCTGCTTCAACAGATTGTGCACGTGCAGTTTCTGAACTGATTTCGCCACTCAATTCAGCTTCAACTGATTGAGCACGAACAACTTCACCACTTAAAGCGCTGCTTAAAGCGGTTTCAACTGAATCAGCGCGTTCTTCTTCGCTTGAAAGACGTGCTTCTAATGAAGAAAGATCTGCTGTTGCACCTGAATCAATTGAATCAATTCTTGCTGATAATGAAGCATCACCACTAACACGACTTGATTCTTCACTTGATAATTGTGCAACAACACTTGCATCTGCACTTGCACGTGATGAAGCTTCTGTTGAAACAGCATTTGCAAGACTGCCATCACCACTAATACGTGATGATTCTTCACTTGACAAAGCAGTTGCGAGGCTTGAGTCGCCACTTGCACGACTTGAAGTTTCGCTACTTATAAGACTTGCGAGACTACCATCGCCACTAACGCGGGATGAAGCTTCACTTGAAATTGCATTATCAATACTGCCAACAGCACTTACACGGCTTGAAGTTTCAGCTGAAACTACTGCTGCTACACTTGCATCACCACTTACGCGGCTTGAAATTTCACTTGATAGAGCTGAATTTAAGCTTGAATCTGCGCTTTCACGAATTGATTCTTCGCTTGATACGCGAGTTGTTAAACTTGCATCGCCACTAACACGTGCTGATTCTTCAGTTGACAAACGAACAGTTAAACTACTATCAGCTGAAGCACGTGTTGATTCTTCGCTGCTAACACGTGAATTTAAACTTGTAATACTACCAGTTAGAGAATTAACTTGTGAAGTTAAATCGCCAATACCTGATACTAATGCACCAGCGCCGTCACCATCAAGGAATTCTTGAATAGCAACAACAGTGCTGAGAGTGCCTGATAGACCTTCTGCACCAATTAGAGTATCAATTCTATTATCAACAGCTGTTTCTAAACTTGAAACTGCACTAATACGAGCATTTGTTTCACTGCTTAATGCACTGTTTAAACTTGCGTCAGCTGCAGCACGAACACTTTCTTCTGCAGATAGTCTATTATTTACTGATGTAAAATCAGAACCTTGACTACTTGAAAGAGCGCTTAATACTGCTTGAACATTACTACCATCGCTGGTTACAACATTTGCTGCATCAACTGCTGCCAATGAAGCACTACCATTAGCGGCAACATGTAGAACCTTGCCAACGCCACCTGTTTGACCTTGAAGATCAAGAACAAGTGTGCCACTGATACGCATATCAACTGGCTTATGTTGACCGAATACTACTGTGCCATTTTCCATGATTTTAGCAACAACTGTGCTTGAACCTGAAACAACTGCAAAACCTTTTTGTTTTGACATATTTGAAAAATCTCCCTTAAATAAAGAAAACATATATATCGGCACAACGCCGAACATATGTGATAATAATTAGTAATAATTTTTATTAAAATCTATGCCACTTCACGACGATAAAAGGCACTTCAATTTAATATATTGCACCAACAATATTTCCACCAATATTCGCCACCCACACTGTTGCAGCGCCAGAACCTGCAGACAATGTTATGGTGCTGACTGCTGGACTTCCAGATCTTGAACAACCAACATTTGTATATAAGTTTGTTGATGAAGCCTGTATTGTTAATGTTCTTGAAGAATTTGGAAATGTGTTTTGAATGTATAGATAGATTTCTCTTCCAGTTGTGAGGTTTGAAATTTGAGCAACAACATTACCCGTAAAAGCAGCAATCCAAGTCACTCTTTCATGCAACGAAGCATCAAACACTGTAGGACTAACCAAAGTGTTTGATGTGAATGTTGAATTTGCAGACCAAGTTAGATTACCCGCTCCATCATTTCTTAAGCGAGTTAATGCTGAACCTTGAGAAGTTGGAAAATTAGTAATTACATTATTTATTCTTGTAATATTTCCAAACTGTGAATTAGAAGCACTCAGTGTATTTGTAGTATAATTAAAAATTAAATTAGAAGAACCACTAAAAACAGAGCCACTATTAAATTGAATTTGTTGATTGCTGCCAGCAGCGAGAAATCTTCCTTGATATGTAGAAGCAGAAACAATATTAGATGATATATTGTTAAATCTTCCAATAGAACCAGATATTGTATCTAAAACTGTTAAATCGTCATTAAATGTTGCTGTTGAAAATACTGTTAATGTATCTGTAAAATTATCACCTATTGTAACATTTCCGGAAATAGCCAAGCTGCCAGGAATGTTAATCCCGGCAGAACTTGATAATTCTCCATCTTTGATTACTATTTTAGCCATTTAATACCTATAGACAATTAAACACCTGTATATAGGTAGTTTTTTATTCTTCTTTTGGAAGAGCAGCCTTTTCTTTTTCTAAGGCTCTTTGTTTTTGTCTGCGTTTTGTATGTTCTTCTTGTGAAGGTTTAACATAATATCTACGATCATAGCAATCTTCAACAATTCTCATTTTTTTTGTTTTCTTTAGGAAACGCTTGATCATCTTTTCTATATTGCCATCAACTTCGTCTAAACTTACTTTCATTATTGCCTCGTAATGTCAAATGACATTAAATTTCTTTCTACCAAATAATTTACTTATATCAACACCGGGATCGTTTGGTGATACTCCACCCAATGGATTTGCTACACTTTCTTGCACTGTTGCTGGAGCAGGTTTTGTATCTTTAAATACATCAATTCCACCAACTTTCATAGAAATTGTTTTATTGACTTCTGAATTTTGTTTTCTAAACTCACTTGCCATTTCTTCTCTATCGCGCTTTAATTGCTCTAATAATTCATTGTTTTGCGCTGGTTTTTGTTTTGGCTGTTGAACCGGTGCTGTTCTGGTTTCTGTCAATACTGGAAGAGCACCCTTCATGACTTCTTTTATAACCGCAGCCAAAAGACCACTTTCAAGAAGTGTTTCTTGAATACTTTCTTGAACACATTCTTTTACAATTGGTTTAATCAGTTCTTTTAATTCACTTTTTTTCATTATCCACCTATAATATCTGTTAGCAGGCGGTTGATTTTATCAGATTTATTGAAAATGTTTGGTGTTTTTTTGCTTTCACTTAAATTCATGAAAGCACCAACTGTTGAAGGTTCGCTTACGAAATCAAAACAAATAAGCTGGAAATCATCTTCAACATAAGTTAATCCGCCTTTTTCTTTTACACTTCCAAGACCGCGACTTGAAATACCAAGTTTAACACCGCTTTCAACAAGTGATTTAAGAATTTGACCGGATGGGGTTGTTAATACCTTTACTTTACCCATAACATCTTTTCCGTTCCACCAAATATCTGTAACAATATGTGAAGCGTTCTTTAAATTGATTACACTCTCATCTGGATGGTCAAGTTCTCCAAGAGCACGATTTTCTGCAATGAGTTTCTTATAGTTTTCTACTTCGCGACGAAGGATGTTTTCTGGGTATACACGACCATTACCATTTTTGGCATCTGCTCTTTGAACAACACCTGAAAGCATCATGCCACCACTTTTAACAAATACTTTTTCTGCTTCTGTCAATAAATCCTGACAGATGCCGCCTTCACAGAGTTCAAAATACTCTCTTAATAAAAACTTATTCATATTTTGACTCCTGTATATTTTTTCCAGTTGTTATAGAAATTGTTGTAAGATTTGGATTCTTGCTGTGGCTCTGGTTGTTCTGTTGATAAATTATTTGTAATTCTTGGATCTTGTGTGTGTATTAATTTATTATATAATCTTTGACTTATTGCTAATCTACCTTCATTAAATAAAAATCCTATCACAAATTTTATTATTTCATCTGGTATAGAAGAGCCAGCAAAATGTTTTATTGTTGTATTAACAAGACTGGCTATATACCAAGAGTTAAAATCAATTTGACCTATTTGTTGAAGAGAAGGGGTGGGTCTTGTATTATCTTCTTGTAATGGGCCAATTGTTGGATTTTGTATAATTCTTTTTGTTGATACAAGATGTTTTAAAACAGTATTAATATTATCTGAAGCATTCTTTTGTTGTTGAGAATTTAATTGAACATAATATGGAGTCTTAGAAAATTGAACTATACAACTATCGTATAAATTATTATAATCTTGTCCTTCTGCCGAAGACATAAGACTTCCATAATCAGGAACTACACCTATTCTTTTAGGTGCTGGTAATTGTAATGGTAATTTACCAGCCGGTGGCAATTCACCTGCAGTATCATCTTGCTGTTGTTGTGTTTTTTTACCAGAAGGTAAAGCAAGGCGAGGCTGCACAGTAGCGGATGCTGTTCCTCTTTCAACACCAGGTTCTTCAATTTCTGGTTCAATATCTATAACATCATTAGACATTGCTGTAGATGGACGAGGAATTATTCCAGTTTGAGGTGTTTTTTCTGGCTTCTTTTCTGCTGGCTCTTTTTGTGGAACTTTATATCTTGCAAATGCTCTCCCAACACCAGCAGATGCTTCCGGGTTTGGTTTGCGAGATATAATATTTGAAGCTTTACTTAATAATCCTTTACCAAGATCTTTTAAAGCAGAAAAAAGCTTTTCATCAATCTCTTCTTCGTTGATGAGATTGCTAAATTCCTCTTTTATAATCTGCTTTAATTCTTCTTCGGTAAGATGCATGCTATTCTCTTGGCATTATTCCAGATTGAGCGCCAATTGTTGGTGTTTTAATTCTTCTTCCAGAAGTGGGTGTTCCAGAAAATTTATCTTTTTGAACAATAGAATTTTCATATGTTTTTAAGAATTTTTGTTTTAATTTTTCATACCCAGTTGGATCTTGTTCTAATTTTGATAATTCTTTAGTAATAAATGTTTTATCAGCTCTTTTTCCATCATTTTCCATTTCATAAACATATTTAATCAATCTCTCTGATGGAAGACGTTTCCCACCCTTTAAATCATCTACTGCGTTTTTGTAAGAAGTAGCTGCGGCTCCAATTCCTCTTTCTGATGGAGTTATTCTTGATGAGCCTCGAGGAGTTATATTCGAATACATTTGAGTAACTTGATCCGATACTGCAGACACCAAATTTGTTAATGGTCTGTTTTCTTGTTTGCTTGCAGCGTTATGTAATTTGCCTAATGCTGTTTGAACGGAATCTATTTTGTTTTTTACTTCTTCATCCGAAACAAAGTCGCCAAATTGACTATCACCTTTTCCGAGAAGTTTATCAAGAAAACCTTCGTCAAGCTCGCCCTCTTGTTGCATAGCTGCTAATTCTTCTTGAATTATTTTTTGTAATTGTTCTTTGCTTACTTTCATTTTATAAATTCCTTTAAAGATAGAAGTGCGGGCGCAACCCGCACGATACAACTACCTTTGCAGCAGCGTCTTGAATTGGTTTGTGGTAAGAACCACTTGCGAACATTTTGATCTACTAAATTCATATATACCTCGTATACTCTATAAATATTCTCTAATTAGCGTTTGTTCTTTAAATTTATTGTTATTCCTTCATCGCTAAAACTTTTATCTAAAATATAACTGCAAAGTGATGAAATAAGGGCATATACCAAGCAGCCAATATAAAAATGTGGGAACAAACGAACGCCAGCATACCAAAAAAGCATAAACATCAAATAGCCAACATGAAATCCCATGCACATACTGCAGCGAAATAATTCGCCTAATAAACCATTTGTTGGTCTAATCCAATTAAGTATACTGGCATAACACAATATCTGCGTTAAACCAGCACAACTTAAAATGAATACAAGTATTTTATCCATTATAGACCATAAGCATAACGACGAACCTGATGAATTGGCACTGAGCCTTTTTCTTGAGCCGCAGAAACATCTCCAAGTTCTGTGCTTTCTTTATCATCTGGTTCTGTCATTCTATCTGTATAAGTATCATCAATTGCTTTCTGATATACAACAGATGGTTTTTCACTATCAATCCATTTTGAAATCAACATTAACATTAGTTCATCAATAGGTAATTCTTGTGCTGATTTTATTATTTTGCATTCCAAAGAACCATAAACATTACTACCAGAAACACTATCTGGACTTACAACGCCTTTTTTAACAAGATATTTCATTAAACGATCTTGCGTTTGATAGATGTGATCATCAAAATTATCTTTTGAAAAGGCTATAACTTTTTTCTTCTCTGGCATTATTACAATATCAATATCTGGATGATCTGAAACAATAAAATCACCATCAAGAGTTCTTCTTACTTTTAATTTAACAGTAAAAATGTGTTTTGGCTTTTTCTGTTCTGGTTCTGCGCCAAGTGCTTGATCTGGTTGTGGATCATCATCTGTTATTTTTACATTAATATCAGCCATTTGTATTGTTTTCCTGAGAATTTATTTCTTTTATCAAACTTTGTATTTTTAAAATTTCTTGAACCATCTTTTCATCAACGCTTCTTTTATTATATTCTTCTACTTTTTTCAGAACAATATTTGTTTTCTCATTTAAGAATTTATCTTCTGATATTTGTTTTGAACTTATTGATTCTTTTAGTGATAATTTTATTCTTTCTAATTCTTCGTTTAAGAATAGTTTAAATTCAATACCATTATCGGCAAAACTCATTACATATTTTGTTAATAATTCTTTTTGCTCTTTTAATAGGCTTTCGCCGTATTGTTTGTTGAATTTATTGACGAACAATTTATAAGTTAATGCATCAAGTGTTTGCAGTTTTTCCCTTTCAGCATTTTCTGGTGAACAAGTCATTTTTGATACAACTGCGCTTTCAAGAAGCACTTTTTCTTTTATTCCAACAGTATTATTAAATATTTGTGAAAGGGTTGCTAAATTTTTATAATCTGGAACAAAAGTATTAAAAATCTTTCCATTTGAAAACTTATTCAATACATTTATTAATCTTGTTTGTTCGTTAAAGATTTTACTCTTATCAAGCATTTCATATTGATACTTTGCTTCGTTTAGCAGTTTTTCTGCTAAATTTGTTTGCATTTCATAAGACTCATTAACAGACTTATAGAGGTCTAATTCTTTTTTTAAAATTTTATCTTTTGAGAAAAATACCTTACAAACATTGAGAAGAAATTTTTTATTTTGTTCTTTCTTTTCAAGAATTGAATTTGTTATTTCACGAACAATAACTTCATATAGGAAAGCAGTATTTCTTTTCTTGTTATGTTTACTCTTCATTTGTTTCTTTCCTTGTTGCATTTTTCTTCTCCAAAGAACTCAGTAATTTTTTCAAACTATCACCATTCTCCATAATCTTTTTTTCAACTGGATTTTCGTCTTTTGTCTCGTTTGATTCTGTAATTATTTCTTTACTATAACTATTTTCATATTCTTCATAAATACCATTACCAAGACCAAATAAATCTTGTGCTCCAGAACCCATGACATTTCGCATGGAACCGCCACCTAATTCTTTACTAAATTTAGATTGATAGTTCCTCGTTCTTGCACCTGCAGGTCTTTTATCCCCACCACGATATTTTACTGGAAGATACATTTTTCCACGCGATGCTGGCGTAGAAGTTAATCTATCATCTCGTTTTCCTGGTGCTGCTAATAATGGACTTGTTTTTTCTCCACCACCAGCTTCTGCACCAGCGGGAGGTGTTTCAGCGCCACCAGTTGGTGTAGGTGCTGCTCCACCAGCGGCTTCAGGTTCCGCTCCAAGAGCACCTAAATCTATACCACCAGTATCTCCACCAGTTGGCGCACCACCACCAGTTGCTAATCCACCACCACCAGCAGCCAATCCTGCATCTTGATCTCCAGCAGCAGCTTGAGCTTCAGTGCCAGATTTTTCAACAGCGGCTTTAAATTTAAAGTCAAAGAACATTTCGCGTTGATTGCGTAGGAATTCTTCATCGGACATACCAAAGATTTTCTTGGCAACCCAACGCTTGCTAAAATATCCTTCAGTTGCAGCACTTGCAACTTCAAACTTTGTTTTCCAAGTTTCAAGTTCTTGTAATTCAGCAATCTTACTTGGATTGTTTAATCTTAATTTAAATTTAATAAGGTCTTCATTTCTATAACCAAGAACGAAAAGATGAATAATACCAATCTTTTCTAATTCGCTGATAACAGATCTTTGAAGGCGCTGAATTGTTCTTGAGAAACGAATATCTTTTTGTGCAAGAGTTGTTTTATCTTCTTCTCCACCTTCACCGCGAGCAAGATAAGATTGTGGAATTTTAATGGCAGAAAATAGTTTATCTCGTAGATATTTCACATCATCAATATCACCAGTATATTGACCGCCAGCAAGACTTTCAATCTTTGTTGATTGCTGACCGCGAACTGGAATGAAGTAATCTTCTTCTATTGAAAGAGGATTGTAGCGCAAATCTACACGGCCAGTCTTTTCATCAACAACTTGGTTGCGTTTTAATGCAGTCATTGCTTTTTGCATGAATTGTTCAACATCATTTGGAGCAACATTACCAACATCAACATAGAAAACACGGCGTTCAGCTGAACGAACAATACGATAGGCCATCATGGCATCTTCTAATAGTGTTAATTGACGCCAAATACGACGGGCCGCTTCCAGTATACTTGTTCCATATGGAGCATATTTATCGTTTCCAAGAATACGGAAATGACCCATCTGCCAATTTTCAAAAGTCATGCCACCACTATTCCACTGGAATTGGACATAGTTTGGATTTTTTTCATCTTCACCTTCAATACGTTCAACTTCATAAGGGGGAATACCAATAGCATTTTTAATACCATCTTTATCGTCAATATCAAGATAAAGAAAGAAGTCGCCAAACTTACACATTGTTCGGCACCAGCCGAAAAGGTTAAATTCAATATTTAAAATATCATAGTAAAGACCGTTTAAGACATTTTTAATTTCTTCATTTGGACAATCAATTGTTAATACTTTTTCTAATGAATTGCTTGTTGTCATTTCATCGGCATAAATATCAAGTGCTGATGCAATTTCTGGAGTGTATTCCATTTGTTCAAAATCAACATATCTTTCAGCACGGTTTTGATTAGCCATGCTTTGCGACTGAACGAAATCAAAAGGATTATATGAGGATTTTTTAAACTGCTGACCTTGAGCAGATTGAAATTTATACTTATCTAATCTACGACGGCGTTCGCTTTTATAATTTTGTTGACGACGATTAACAATTGGGCCAGAAAATAACTTTGTTAATCTTTTGAAAAGGTTATTTTGTGGATTGTAAGGGCTGCGATCTTGATTGACATTTCCTCTACGAGAGGGGATCATATTTCTATAATCATTTTTATTTACTGGTTTATTATTATCTGGCATTTATTTTATCCCTTATATAACCAATCATACATTTTATAAAATTCTTTAAGTTCTTTCAAGTTAACTTTTTGCTCGTCTAACGAGTAGTTTTTATTATAACCGATTTGACCTGGAATTTTAGTCTGCACTCTTACGTTAGCCATGGTTATAGCATTAAACATTGCCTTTGTATACTCAACATCTCGCTGAGAAGTTGCTAAAGCAGTATCTCTAACCCAACAAGCAATAGCCATAGACATAGTTAGATCATCATTTCTATTTTTCATTGCTTCTGGACGTCCGTTATTCCATACGAAAGTTGATAGTTCTTCGGCTAAACGATTTGAATATACTTTAATTATTTTATTTCTTATAAATTCTTCAAGTTTAGCAACAATAAGTGGTCGTGTTTTACCGGTTGTTGTAAATCCTGGAACACTATTTGTCATGCTTTCTGCTTGCACTTGTTCAACGAATTCGTGAGTTGATTTAACTGAATAATAAAGATTTGGATATTGGCGTTCAATTAATTTTTCAAGAACATTATAGCCAATATTATTATTTTCTACAACAAGAAGTGCTCGGTTATATTCCTTGCCAGTTTGCAACAACATATCGGCATAAATATCTGGTGCTAATTTACCTTGATATTCTGCAACTTGTTCCATTGTTTCAAGTTTAATAACATGAAAAGCAGAATAGTCTTTTCCATCACCGCGAGCAACATCGGCAACCATTAAATATGTAAACTCTGGTTTTGCTTCTTCCCATATCCAATAGTTGCGATCAAAGCCTGTGCGATATTTTGGTTCAACAATATTTTTTCTTATATCTTCCAGATCTTGAGAAGAAATGACGCCTTCACCAGAAGCATTAAAACTGCATTCATATTCTTGCGCTATGTCGCGCCTATTCATATTACGAGTTGCAGCCTCAAACCAATCGCGATTACGGTCTGGGTGTGCATCCCAATTTAATTTAATTGCATGAAAATCATTTAATCCATTTTCAGCATTTGTATAAGTTTCATGAAACCAATTACCAACACCATTTGGAGTTGAAATAGCAATACAGCGACCACCTGTTGATAGTGTTGGGAATATACTCTTCCACAAATCTTCCATACCATCAACGAATGCTGCTTCATCAATAACGAGCAAACTAAGCGCTTCTGAACGACCTGAATCTTCACTTGTTGAAGCAGCCTTGATCCATGAACCGTTATTCAATTCAAAACTGTTTCTATTGTCTATATTTATTTCAGCAATACGCAACCAATCTGGAACATTCTTGATCATCTTTTTAACTTTTTTAACAAGATTTGCCGCAACATCAAGCTTAGTTGCAACAACAAGAACGCTCTTTTGGCGACGGAAAAGCAACATCCAAGCAATATAACCCGCAACAGCGGTTGATAAACCAAGCTGGCGGGCTTTTAGAACTATATTAAAACGGAAATCTTCAAAATCTTTTATGGTTTCACTTTGATAGCCATAAAGACCGAATGGTATTAAGCCTTTTTCCGGGTGAGCAATCTTACAAAAGTTGTTAATAAAGTATGTCGGATCGCGACCACACTTTTTTATTTCTTCTTTAACTTGATCTTTTGTAAGAACATAACTCATATATCATCTTATTTTGATTTCTAATTTATCTTTATTTGGTTTTGGTTCTATAACACCATTGCCTTTTTTGATAATCTGATCTTCCTCAACATCGTTTTCTTCTAATTTCCCATCTTCAGCCTGCTGAAGAATTCCTTCTGGATTTTTTACATTTCCATTTTCATCAGTTGGAACAGGTTTTTCTGTTGATGGAGCATTTAAATCTTCTCCACTTATATCAAAAGTATTTTTTTCGTGAAGTTCAACTTCTTCACGAATAATTTGTAGTAATCGTGATTTAGTTATTTTCATTTTTTTAATCCACCTAATTTCAACCACTTCTGTAATTGTTCTGCTCGCTCAACATCTTTTTTGTCTTCTAATTTTGGCATATCAATACCGCCAATTTTATAATGACATTGTGCTGTAACGAAAACTCTTATTCTTGAGGTTTCTTCAACGAGCATCTTAATATCGCCGTGTTTTTGAACTGATAATTCTTTACCAGTAACTTTTTTAAATTCTTTCTTGAGATATTTAAGTGCTTCAGCAATATGGTCTTCAACTTGTTCTCCAAGTTTTGGACTATGTGCTTCTTCCAACTTTAATTCTGAGTGATAACTGATGATGAGGCAAGGAAACGAACCATCTTTATCCGCATGATGCGTTACTCTGGCGCGAAAACCATCAAGGAGACGGCAATCACAGCTTGTGAATGCAGGAACTTCTTCACGGCGTAAACCGGCTTTTTTTAATTCGCCTTTTTCATCGCGAGCACCATCATAAGTTTGTGCCATTACTTGGGAAATTCCCTTTATTACATCCATTAATTCAGCCATTAATACCGTCTCCTTGTGGTTTTATATCAGCCTTCTTTTGACTTTGCTTCTTTAACAGTATCAAGAGCGGCAGCACGAAGTTCTTTTAGTAATTTAGCAACTGCAGCAGCGTCTTTACGAAGACGAGTGGCAGCTGAACGATTACCTTTATCAACTTTTGCAGCATCGGCCTTGCAGCCTTCTAACACTTTTAATACTTCTTCTAATTTACTTACTACCATCTGTCATCACCTTCTTTCTTTCTTGCCAAAGTTCTTCGCGACCTTCAACAAATTTTATATAACACTCATAGCAACAATCATATTTATTCATATAAACATCATCTTTTAAACTAAAAGAATAACGCTTACAATCTTTCACAGGACAAACCCTGCTGGTTTTCGTAGTAAATAGTTTTTTCTTTACTAAAAACCCGTTTTCGTGGATTGTTTCTTGATTTTGAGACTTTTGTGAGATTATTTTGGCTTGCTCTTTTACCTGTTCTATATAATCTGCTTCTTTTTCTTCATTCCAATTTGCCTTTGGATTATGAATAGCATTATCGCCGTATTTTTCTTTTACGGCCCGTTCTATTGCAGCGATTTTATCCCAATCTGTCATGGATTTACCTGATTAATGACTAAAACTATACTTATGGAAACAGCGGCGGCTGTTGCGGCACCTGCCACGACTCCACCAACAAACCAATAAAGATTGCTACCACTATCAGAAATTGTATCGTATAGTCGGTCTTCTTGAACATCTCTTAATTTACTTATTTCATCATATTTACTTTTCTCATAAGAAAGTTCATTTTTTAATAAATTCTTTTCATATTCACATTTATTCTTCTCTAATGAAACAGCAGCATCTTGATTTATTCTACATATTTCTGCTGCTGTTTGTTTTTCAGCAATTACTTTTGCTGCTTGTTCTTTTGTTAGAAAGACGCCAGTTTCTGGAGCGGGTTGTCCTTTTTCTAAAGCGACTTGGGCTAATGAGCCACTTGATAATAGAAATGATATTAAAAAACATATTGTTCTCATAGTTTAAATTCTTCTTTCATTTTATTTGCTAAATCTTCTGCAGACTTATCTTTCAATTCTTCAACAATTTGTATTTTTTTAGCACTTGCTTTTACTAAATCTTGTTCTCTTTTTTCTTGTATTTCTTTGGCTCTTTTTTCATAGATTTTTGCCATTTGCTTATCTTTTTTAGATTTTTTATCAGAAAGATTATCTATTGTGTCAACTCTTTTTTTGTAATTTGTTGCTGTATGTTTTAGAGTTCTAACTAATTGTGCTATTTTTGTATTTTCTACAAAACTTACACCTATTACCAGCAATGTTAAACATAAAATAACAAACAAATACCAGTATTTTTCTAATATTTTAAATACTTTTTTCATTCATCTCTCCCAGAGAAAATTTCTATAATCAAAGTTATAAATAAAATAAGCGCCAGCACATTAAAGGCAAGGCGCTTTATTTTATAATAAACTTTCTGGATTACTTCTGGTTGCTTGCCCTGATCTTGCTTTTGCATAATCTATAGCAAAGTTAGCAACAGCTTGAGTTCCAATATAAACCATGCTTATTTGCACCCAATCTTCGCCAGTTATAAAACCGAATGGAACACCAGCAGTAGCAACTAACCATACAAGGAGTTTTCTACTTACCATTTTTCCAACTAATTTATCCAAAACTTGTTGTTTAAACTTTGCCATATCCATTCAAGCCTCCACATGTGCATAACCATCAACATTGTCAATAGTTATTTGTAGATCGGCAACATCTTTGAGTTCTGGAAGATGAGAAATAAGTATAATTGTTTTAAAGTGAGACTTCAACATATCAATTATACGCATAAATCCTTCCATGTTTTCTTCGTCAAGGGCAGTTGCCGGTTCATCTAATATAAATATTAATTTATATATGTTTTACCATATTTAATTCTTTTTATTGTAGAACGAGAAACATTATATTTTTCTGCTATTTGTTGTATTTTTAAAATATTTTCTTCTAAATCTCTCTTTATTAAATCAATTTTTTCTAAATTTAATTTAGAGTTTCCATTTTTAATACCTTTTCTTGTTTTAGCAAAATTACTTAATTTTTCTCTAAATTGTTTTGTTCTTTTAGAATTGTCTAATTTTTCTTTGTGAGGAATTATTTTTCCTTTTTTAGCATCACTCATTTTTTTTAATGTTTCATCCGTAAAAACTCTACCTTTTAAACTCTCACTAATTTTTTTCTTTACTTCTTCATCCATTTTTCTTCCAGTATTTAAAATAGATAAATGCTTTTTTTGTTCTTCATTCATTTTTCTTCCGCGATTTGGACACTCTGTATATTTTGTTTTATTATAACCAAATTGTCTATCAAAAGACTTTGTTTCTTGGATGATATTTTCTTCTATAGATTTTAATAAAAATATTTCTTCAACCTCAATCATTACAATAAATTCAAAAGCATCTTCGCCGTACAAATTCCATGCATGTTGTAAATGTTCGTTCTCGTGTTTATTTTTTCTCAAAAGCGCTTTGTGTTTAACCCAGCGATTTTTTATATTAATACTGCTTCCAACATAAAATTTATTATTTACTTTATTTAAAATTTTATATATCCCAGAAATCATAAAACCCACCTATTAAAATAGTTCATCTATAATAAATAGGTGGGTCATCTAAAATAAATACTTAAATTTCTACATGCGCATAACCATCAATATTGTCTATTGTTATTTGTAAATCTGCTATGTCTTTTAACTCGGGAAGATGAGAAATAAGAATAATTGTTTTAAATTGTGTTTTTAGCATATCAATTATTCTCATAAAACCTTCCATATTTTCTTCGTCAAGTGAAGTAGCGGGTTCGTCAAGTATCATAATATCACTTACTGGAAGTGATGTTATTTTTGTTAAGGCAAGACGAATAGCCATAGCAGCAAGGCTCTTTTCAGCACCAGAGCAAAGTTCAAGTGGGCGAGCATCATATTTTGGATGTTTGATAAGAATGTCAAGTTTCTTGCCATCATCTTCAAAGAAAATTTCAAAGTTGACAATATTAGAAAGTATTTTAGCAATTTCCTCGTTGATTACTGGGAGTTTCTTGCGAATAACATCATAACTAATTCCGTTGCTATGCATAGCCTTTTCAAACATGGCAATAGCAGCATATTCATCGCGCAGTTTTAGTAGTTCTGCTTTTGAATCCTGCAAATCTTTATATTTCTGTTCTAATGAGCCATATTCACGATGGAGTTTTAGAATGTTTGTTTCACAATCTGCAAGTTTCTTTGATAATTTTGTTTTCTCCTCTGTTAGAGTTGATTTCTTGTTATTTAGTTCTTTTAGTTTTAGAGCAGTTTCTTCGTTCTTATAATAATCCTCAATTTTCTTTTCAAGTTTTTCAACTAAACCAATTGAAACAATAATTTTTCCATTTAGTTTTTCACTTTCAAGTTTCTTGTTTGATACAATCCCTTCCATATTCCGGATCTTTTCCAGAATAACATTGCGGGTTGTAATCACTTTTTCTATTTCATCTGGTTTTAGTGCCTTAACTTCTTCTTCAATCTGCTGCTTTTTGTTGCTTGAAATCTTTACAAGTTCATTTTTCTTTTCCAGTCCATCTTTTTTAGCAAAAGCATCGGTCAAGAATTTACAAGTGGGGAAACTATCACCACAAGGAACTTCATCAAGAATTTTAATTGATTTCTGATCTCGTAGAATATCTTTTTCTACATCAGTTATTTCGCGCAATACTTTCTCTAAATCTTTATTTTTATCAGATAATAACTGTTTCTTTTTGTTTAGATCATCAATTTTTATATCCGCAACAAGTTTTGCCGCATTATCTATTGCTGTTTGTTTTTCTTCAACAAACTTGGCATTTGCAGCAATATCACTCTGCCAACCTTCAATATCAGTTTCTATTTTCTTTAAAGATGTTTTTGCGGCATCAATATCAACTACTTCTATTTTTGGAAAAGAAGCAATTTCAATATTAATATTGTTGATATTATCTGTGAGAACTTTAATATCTTCTTTTATGCTTTCACATTCAGTTGTTTGTAAATCAGCCTGCTTCTTTGATTCGCTCCCACGAATAAGTGTTTCGGCAATTTCTTTATCAAAGTCTTTGCTTTCAAGACGCTTTAGGGCTGCTTTTAATTCTGTAGCGTCATTATTTGATAGTTTATATTTCTTGGCAAAAAGTTCAAGGTCAAGGAATTTACCAAGGATTTCTTTACGACGAGTTGAACCCTCGTTGATAAAATCAAGAGAACCAAGTTGAGAAGCCATGGAGGTAAAAAGAAAATCTTCTAATGTTCCAAAAATCTTGCGAACATTCTTGTCGGTTTCATTACGATCAAGACCGTTTAAATTTCCCTTTTCATAGGTAAGGCAATCTTCTTGTTCGCTTGCATCGCAAACACTAAATGCAACATCTGTTTTGGCTTCAAGCGTTTCTTCCCCGCCAAGTTTCTTGGTATATTTATCGGCTGTTCGTTCAATAATATAAAGTTTATCGTCAACAGTAATCTGGACTTCTGTTTTAGCCGATTGCTGATTTTGATTAATAATATTTACATTTTTACGAACATTTTTGCTTGTTGAGTTTTGAATACCCCAAAGCAGACTATCAATAATACTTGATTTACCTGAGAAGTTTTTACCAAATACTCCAACAACGCCTTGCAGTTTTTCAAAATCTATTTTGTTGCCCGTGCCATAATTGAATAGGTTGTCCCATTTTAGGGACTTCAACGACCAACGGATATTACGAGAAATTTCTTCGTTCTCTTCGGCAATTGTATTATATTTTTTATTTATCTCAAATACTTTTTGTAGGACTTCTTCTGTTGGGTTGAAGTCTTTTAGATATTCACGAAGTAATTTTTCTTGTGTTTGAAGATTGCGTAGATCTTCTGTATCAATCTTTTTGATTGTATCACTAATATCAATACGCTCGGTCGCTTTATTTAAAAATGATACACTTTCAGGTAAGAATTTTACCTTGACTACATCAATAGATTTGCGAATATCGCTTACAGATAGGTTGTGCTCGGAAACAACACGAATACGAGCATCTGGCTTGATGTGAAGTGATTCATCAAATTTTCCATTCTCATCAAGTTTGATTGTGATAAATGGACGAGGATGAGGAACAATAATATGCCGAACATCAAATTTATTTTTATCTTGAATTTCCCAAATTAGGAAACCTTTATCGTCTGTTTCACCATGGTTCTGCTGGGCGGTGCTTCCTGGGTAACGAACGCGTCCTTCAGTATCAACTATTTGATTTGTTTTGTGGATGTCCCCTAAAAAAGCATAATCGTGACCTTCAAAAATAGATACATCATGATCTGAATGCTCCAGTGTATAACCAATATCGGTTGATACACCTGCAATAGCACCGTGATAAAGAGCGATATTGATACGCTCCGGATCACTTGGTTTTACCCATTTATCCTCATCAATAAGCGACATTACATTAAAAGAGAGTTTATCGCCAATTAATCTCTCTCCAGAATATTTCCAGAGAGTAAGATTTGGATGATTAAGAGCTGCAACAATAGGAGAAATACTATCTTGACGAGTATCGTTTTTTAGATTGCAGTCGTGATTGCCAAGAATAATATATGTTGGTGAAATATCTGCAAGTTCTTTGAGGAACCAAGAACACATTTCAACAAATTCTGGTGAGATTTGATTTTTTGTGTGAGCGATATCACCCGTATGGACGATATAATCTGGCTTCTCTTGACGGAGAATATCAAAAATCTTGTTAAAAACAATCTTATATTCGTCGTGATATTTTAGGTTTCTTATGTGGGTGTCACTTATATGGGCGAGTTTAATCATTTTACATCCATTTCTACGATAGAAAAACTGCGTGAATTAGTTTGTTTGCTAATAAATTTTTCTGCTTCTTCTTTTCTACGGAAACAAGCAACTAAATCCGTATTGCTGTACCAAACTTCTATAAGAACATATACTTTCATACTAAATTCCTTGCAACTGATATTTGAAAAGGCTGTCAGCTGTCATTAAAGTAGCAGCATCTTTTCTTTCTTTGAATTCCTGTTTTGTCATGCTACCAACATCTTGAAAGCCACGAACATCAACTTTATAAAGTTCAATCCCATATTCCAACATGTCACGAATTAGATACTTCGCTTTTTTCTCCGCATCCGGATCAAGCGCAATGTAAATCGGCGTGTCATGTTTCGCAACTTCTTGAAATAAGCGGCTGGTTTGCGGTAAAGTTGAACCGAGAATGGGTATAGCATTACCTGCCACAATAGCATCAAATACACCTTCTGTCAAGGTCAAATCACTATCCCAATCAACATAAAGTTCATTAAATATAATTGAGTTCTTGTGGAGTGGTGGATTTTTATATTTCATCCAATCGTCACGATAAGAACGACCAATAAAATAATTTATTTTTCCATCAAGATTAAAACTGGGAACAATAATACGACCAGCATATTCTCCATCTGGACAATAACCAATCTTCCACTTAAGAATATCCTCTTTACTCACTCCACGCTCATACAAATAACGCAGAGGAACATTGCTTAATGAATTATGTTTGCCGGTTAAGGTAATAAATTCTTTAGGTAAGTTAAGTATCGCTTGATTTGTTTCTCGTTCTCCAAATAAAGTATCTGCAAGTGTAGTGGAAGACAAATCAATTTTGTCATCATACTTACCCCATTCTTGTTTGTGTTTATACGAACCATAACGCTTTATGAGCCTCCTTATAGAATTTCCCGTAAAGTTGCACACCCAACAC